TATCACGGCGGTTGTTACTGATTACACAGGAACAGGCGCAAACAACGTAGTTGCGTTTACAGCTAATGCAACCAATGGCGGATTTGTTCAACGTATTCGCTTTAAAGCTGTTGGCACAAATGCGGTTTCTGTTGCCCGTATTTACATAAACAACGGATCAACTAATGCCACCGCAGGTAACAACACGTTCTATGGAGAATTGTCTTTACCCTCAACCACGGCTTCCACAACAGCGGCTACTGTTGATATTGATTACCCGCTTAACTTTGCTTTACCTGCTGGATACAGAATTGTGATTGGTATTTCTGCTGCAACGACGCTTGCGTCAGGTTGGAATCCGACTGTTATTGCTGGATCGTACTAATGCTTGACCTTAACGATCTTCCGACAAACCAGAAGGTTGATAAGCAGACGTTTTCTGCCAACTCCCAAAGTGCGGGTTCTGATTGGATGACATGGGTAAAACCCAGAGGCGTAAATTTTGTAACCATGATTGTCGTTGGTGGCGGTGGTGGTGGTGGCGGTGGCGGATCAGGCGCGGCGGCAGTTGGTGCTATTGGGTCTGGTGGTGGCGGTGGTGGCGCGGGTTGGATTATTGTGACATTTCCTGTATGGATGATGCCTGATACGCTTTATGTAAGTATTGGCTTTGGCGGCGCTGGCGGCGCTGGCGGCGCTGGTGGTGGTTTTGGATCTGCGGGTAGTTCCGGAACTCCCTCATATGTTGCAATTTATCCAGATACTGGATTAAGTGGAGCTAACATGTTACTAAGATGCACTGCGGCTAGTGGGGGATCTGGCGGAACGGCTACTGGCGGTTTGGGGGGGCTTGCGGGCGCTGCGTCGTCTACAAATCTAGCTTTTCAAGTAATGAGTGGATTTTTTCATACAGCAAATGTAAATACTGCTTGCACCGCTGGAGCTGGTGGTGCAAGTGGTGTAACTAATTCAGCGACTGGAAACAATACAGCTTTAAATGGTGCAATTACTTGTGGCGGAGGTGGTGGCGGAAGTCTTCCAAATGCGGCGGGAGGTAATGGAACTGCTGGCGGCGGGGTAGCTAATTTATCTTCCCCAAGATTTACTACATCTGGATTAGATGGCGGAAATGGTGGAACTGCTACAGTAGGTAACACTGTTGGAAAAATTGGTACGGATGGTTTTAGGCTGCACCCGCAACTGCCTTATTATTTTGGCGGCGGCGGTGGTGGTGGTGCGGCGGTTCTATCTACTGGTGGAACATCTGCTGACATAGGTGGTAATGGCGGTAAAGGTGGCTATGGTTGCGGTGGAGGCGGTGGCGGAGCTGGATTTACTACTGCATCTGGGGGATTTGGCGGCGCTGGAGGCGATGGCTATGCAATTATTACTTCGTGGTGATTTATGTTAGACCTCAACAACTTACCCACAAATCAAAAAAGTATTAGACAAGTTTTTTATGGGAATGCATCCACTGTGGGTACAAGTTGGGTGGCGTGGGTTAAGCCTCGCGGAATTAACTTTATAAGGATTGTTTGTATTGGTGGCGGTGGAGGCGGTGGCGGTGGTTTTGCTGGAACAACTACTGTTGGAACTGCTGGTGGAGGCGGTGGCGGAGCTTCTGGTGCTATGGCTGCAAGAATATTCCCTGCATTTGTTCTACCTGATGTTTTATATGTTTCTGTTGGAATTGGCGGTGCTGGTGGCGCTGTAAGCGCCAATGGAACATCGGGGATAGCTTCATATGTTGCTTTAACTGAAAGCACTACACCAGCAAACAATGTTTTGCTTTATGCGGTTGCAGGTCCGTTTGGATCTGCCGCCGCCGCTGGTGGGAATGCTGGAACGGCTACAGCTGGCCCTAGTACCCCTAATGCTATAGCCGCTTTGCTTGGGTTTGGGTACGGTACATTAACAACAAGTATTGGTGTTGCAGGATCAAGTGGAAGTTCAGGCAGAACTAATGGAACAGCGGGTCTTACAGTAACCTTGTCAACTACAGGAATTATTCTTACTGGCGGCTGTGGTGGTGGTGGTTATGCCTCGGCGGCAAATACTGCTGGGGCGGATGGAGGATCATTTGTTGTACCTGCTAATGATATTTTTCCAGCTTTGATAGGGGGAACTGGTGGACTTTCGACAGGTACTGCTGGTGAAAATGGCTCAAACGGTGTACAAATTAATAAATTATTGTATTTTATGGGCGGAACCGGAGGCGGTGGAGCGGGTCAAGGCGCTACAGGCAACACAGGATTAAGCGGAGGCGCTGGCGGTGCTGGTGCTTATGGTTGTGGAGGTGGAGGTGGAGGTGGAGGTTTTACAGGCTCCACAGGGGGAAGAGGCGGTAAAGGTGGCGATGGTTTGGTAATAATTAACGCGTGGTGATGTATGCTTGATTTAAATGATTTACCAACAAACCAAAAAGTCAACCAACAGATTTTTACTGCACAAACACGGTCTATAGGTACAACTTTTCAAACGTGGGTAAAACCACGAGGTGTTGAACTTATTCACATATTTGGAATTGGGGCAGGTGGTGGTGGAGGCGGTGGGTTTGCTGGAGCATTAGGAGCCGCAGGTGGCGGTGGAGGTGGAGGGAGCGGTTCTTCATGCAACCTGTTTCTTATGGCTTCAGATTTTCCTGATATTTTTTATGTTCAGGTTGGGTATGGTGGGGTAGGCGGGACTGTTGGAAATGCTGGATTAAGTGGTACAAATAGTTCAGTGAGTCTTACGCCCTACAGCGGCACAAACAGCATAATTGTGGTTTTAAGCACTGGAAGCGGTGGCAATCAAGGAACAGCATTGTCTGGTGGCACAGGGGGTGTAGGCGGTGGCGCAGGAGCAATTTCCAATCAACCTTTAGCTTCTTTAGCTAGTTTTTTTCTTGTTAGTTCTGGGGTTGTAACTATTGGTGGTAGCGCTGGAGCTAATGGTGGTGGCACTGCTGGTGCTTCTGGGGGCAATGCTGTTTTCTTTACCACTCTCTCAATTGCAAGTGGGGGAGCAGGCGGTGGTGGTTTTGGGTCAGCCAGTGGTACAGGCGGTCTTGGGGGTGCGCAAACCATAGCCTCTCCACCCCCAAATTGGCCTAACGGACCTAATGCGCTTGGAGGGAGTAATTTCCTTTCTAGCGCGGCAGAAGACGGGGCTAACGGTAATCAAGTATTTCCAAAAACAATGTTGTTTAGAGGCGGTAGTGGTGGCGCTGGAGCGGGGCCGGGCGCTACTGGATCTGCTGTTACTGATTTTGGTGGTATTGGCGGTAAGGGCTCTTTTGGCAGTGGCGGAGGAGGCGGAGGAGGCGGATTTACTGGAACTACAAACGGCAGAGGCGGAGACGGCGGAGATGGTTTAATCATCATCACCGCTTGGTAAACGGTTGCATAAACCACAGAAACAAAGTAAAGTCAACATATCATGGCAAAATCAGCAGCATGGACACGCAAAGAAGGCAAGAACCCCAACGGCGGCTTGAACGCCAAAGGTCGCGCCTCTGCGAAGAAACAAGGCATGAATCTGAAGCCTCCACAACCCGAGGGCGGCAGTCGCCGCGACTCTTTCTGCGCCCGTATGAAAGGGATGAAAGCGAAATTGACGAGCGCCGAAACAGCAAGGGATCCCGATTCGAGGATTAACAAGTCCTTGAGAGCTTGGAACTGTGCTGATGGCGGGTATGTCACCAAAGCTGATGGCTGTGCTGTCAAAGGCAAAACGAAAGGTCGGATGGTATGAACAACGACGTAAAAACAATGACTGATGGCGCTGCTGTGGTTGTTGGACTCGGCGGTTTCATGGGCTGGATGACTCCCGTCGTAGCGCTCATTGGTGGAATATTGACCATTGTGTGGATGATTATCCGCATCTGGGAAACTGAAACTGTTAAAAACTTGGTGGCCAAGTATGCCAAGCACGAGTAAGAAACAGCACAAATTCATGGAAGCGGTGGCCAACAACCCATCGTTTGCCAAGAAGGTGGGAGTCCCACAATCTGTGGGCAAGGATTTTTCAACTGCCGACAAAGGCAAAACTTTTAAAAGAGGTGGTGATATGGCTAAAGCAAACCCATTCATGGAAATGATGGCTAAGAAAAAAGACATGGCAAAAGGCAAAAAAGAAATGCCTATGAAAAAGATGGCCGCTGGCGGCTACACACGTGCTGCTGATGGCGTTGCTACTAAAGGCAAAACCAAAGGCACACAAATTGCCATGAAAAAAGGCGGGAAGTGCTGATTTAGGAGTCCGTCATGGCAAAAATGACACCGCTTGAAAAAGCAGCAATGGAAGATCAGGCATCCACCGAGCGCAAAAAGGGTGTGAGTTCTGGGGCATCTGATCGCGTGTTGTCCGCAGGCAAAGAGGCTCTTGATGAACAACGTCGTGAAACTCGGGGTAAATCTGCTGACATTGAGTCGCGTGCAAAAAGTGCGTACAAAGACCCATACACTGTTGTTGAAGGCATGAAAAAAGGTGGCATGACTGCTTCTAAACGAGCAGATGGTATTGCCCAGCGCGGTAAGACCAAAGGCACAATGGTAATGTGTGGTGGCGGTATGACTAAGGGAAAACGATGAGACCTTCACGCGGTATGGGCGACATCAACCCTTCCAAAATGCCCAAGGGCGTGAAAACACCACGCCGCGACAACACTGATTTCACCCAATTCAAAAAAGGTGGAGAGGTGTGGGACAAACCACGGCCAAAAGGTTTGGGCGCACCAAAGGCGCTGTCACCTGCTAAAAAAGCCAAAGCAAAAGCTGCGGCTAAAGCTGCTGGCAGGCCATACCCAAATCTGGTTGACAACATGCGGATGGCTAAATAATGGCAAACACCTCTGGACAAGCAGGCTTTAATTTAGACCTCACCGAACTGGTGGAAGAAGCGTTTGAGCGTGCTGGTTCAGAGTTACGCACCGGTTATGACCTGAAAACGGCACGTCGGTCGCTTAATTTGCTGTTTGCTGACTGGGCAAATCGTGGCATCAACATGTGGACGTTTGAGCAAGGCACAATTAACCTTGTGCAGGGCTTAAACACCTACCCAATCCCCACCGACACGGTGGATTTGCTGGATCATGTGATCCGAACACAGGCAAATGTGGCTGCAACACAGTCTGATTTGACAATTACACGCATCAGCGTGTCCACCTACGCCACCATTCCCAACAAACTGACCCAAGCCAGACCCATTCAAGTCTGGTATCAACGATTGGACGGCCAGAATGCTCCTGCTGGCGTGACTTTGGCAACCACCATCACGTCTACAGACACAACAATCACACTCTCCAGCACCGTTGGTTTGGCCACATCAGGCTACATCACGCTGGGAAGTGAGACAATCTACTACACCTACGTGGACGGCAACGATTTAGGCGACTGTTTCCGCGCTCAGAACAACACAACTGCCGCAGCGCACACCGCTGGCGTGGCTGTCTACGTCCCCAACCTCCCCAGAATCACTGTTTGGCCAACGCCGGATAACTCCCAGCCGTACCAGTTTGTGTACTGGCGCATGCGGCGCGTACAAGACGCTGGAAGCGGTGTGAATGTCATGGACGTGCCGTTCCGATTTGTGCCCTGTATGGTGGCTGGATTGGCCTACTACGTGGCTTTAAAAGTGCCCGGTGGCATGGACAGGCTACAAGTCCTCAAAGCGCAGTACGACGAAGCATGGATGACGGCTGCTGACGAAGATCAGGAACGCGCCGCGCTGCGTCTCGTGCCTAGACAGATGTTCATTGGGGGTGGCTGATGGGTAATCGGTTTGCCAGTGGCAAAAATTCGATTGCCGAGTGCGACCGCTGCGGCTTCCGGTACAAACTCACGGTTCTCAAGAAGCTCGTTGTCAAGACCAAGACATACGACCTCAAAGTTTGCCCAGAATGCTGGGAACCAGACCAACCGCAGTTGCTGTTGGGCATGTATCCAGTCGATGACCCGCAAGGTGTGCGTGACCCACGTCCTGATCTGAGCTACCAAGTCTCTGGCTTGCTGGCAGATGGGTACAGCGGCGGCGGTAGTCGGATATTTCAGTGGGGGTGGAACCCAGTTGGGGGTGCATCCAGTTTTGATACTGCGCTGACCCCAAATAATTTGGCAATGGCAGTAGAAATTGGTACAGTTAGCGTAGTTACGACATAAGGAGTCGATCATGGATAAAGCGGATTTAAAACAGGATAAAAAGATGATTGCTGGCGCAGTGCATAAGCATGAAAAGAAAATGCACCCCGGCAAACCCATGACCAAGCTGCACAAAGGCGGCAAGACCAACGAAGAAATGAAGAGCATGGGTCGCGGTATGGCTAAAGTGGCCAACCAAAGAACCGGTATGAAAGGTTAATCATGGCCATCAACAACAAACCAGCAACTGCCTACGCAAAGCCACACACAATGTCTGGCAAAGCTGTGGGCATTCAGTCCAATCCCGGTAAAGAACCCAATCGCAGCAAGCTCGATAGCTTGGATGTAAGCATTGGCAACATCAGCAAATCTGCCGGTAATGAAGGCGTTAAAACCGACGGCATCAAGATTCGCGGTACTGGCGCAGCCACCAAAGGCGTGATGGCAAGAGGCCCGATGGCATGAACTACAACGAGCTTGTAACGGCGATTCAGTCTTACACGGAGAACCAGTTTCCCGATGTATACCTTGCTGATGGAACGACTGAGGATTCAACCACTCAGATAAATCGTTTTATCGAGCAGGCTGAGCAACGCATTTACAACTCGGTTCAGTTCCCGTCCTTGCGTAGAAATGTTACCGGCGTAACAACGCAAAACTTTCAGTATGTATCATGCCCTTTGGATTTTCTCGCTGTTTATTCAATGGCGGTCACAACCGATGATGGGCAAGAGTTCTTACTGAATAAGGATGTCAACTTTATCCGTCAGGCATATCCGAAAACTACAGATACAGGTGTTCCAAAATATTACGCACTGTTTGGCCCTTCAAGTACTGATGAGTCGGAGCTGACCTTTATTCTTGGCCCAACCCCTGATGCGTCATACACAATAGAACTGCACT